CACTATCTTGGAGAACGTTGTAAAAAATGTTCAACATTGGGAGAAACATTTACATAAATTCGAAGACAGTTTAAGAAAAGATGTCGAGCATAATTTTAAAGTGTTTGAAGAACGTTACTGTAATTATTTAATAACTGAAGACTATATTTGTAAAAAGTACGGAGTTGATAAAAACTTTTTAAATAACGACGTTTTGAACGGCTATCCTAATCACTATCCAGTTAAACTTATTTCTTGACAGTTATCCAACAATAACATATACTTAACTTAATATTTTAAAAGGAGTTACTATGAGCGATAGAGTATATGGCGCTGAAGAAAAAGCCAAGCTAGAACGTCTTGTCCGAGAAGGAGTAAGCGTTATGCAAGAAGTAAGTGATTTACAAGCAGGACTTAAAGACACTATTAAGGCTGTTGCTGAAGAACTAAACGTAAAGCCTAGTTTGATTAACAAAGCAATTCGTGTTGCACAAAAGCGTAACTGGGGACAAGTTCAAGACGAATTTGAAGATCTTGAAACACTGGTGTCCACTGTTGGCTATGACAAAGACGATTGAACATGTTGACATTTTAGGTAATATATTAAATGATGGGGATATTATTGCATATTCCCATCATAATAATTTAAAGATTGGCACAATTAAAAGATCTTCGCCTAAAATGATTATAGTTATGCCAATTGGAAAAAAGTACTACGATCGAAAATATCCTAACGAAACAGTTAAGTTGGATAGTTCTAGAGTCAGTTTATATATACTTAAAAATAATAATTAAATGTAGAGTCGCTCACTTTACGAGTAGGTTGAAGGTTAGTTGGCCAATAAGCAACAAGGAGAAAAAATGCCATACGTAGACGCTATGTTCGACAGAGACGCAGATATAATTCGTGTAGTCGAACGCAAGGATGGTAAAAGACATTACCACGAATATCAAGCAAAATATACATTTTATTACGACGATCCTAGAGGAAAGTATAAAAGTATTTTTGGAGATCCGCTAACACGCATTGTTTGCAAAAATACAAAAGACTATCGTAAAGAACTTGCAATTAATAAAGGCAAGAAGCTTTTTGAATCTGACATCAATCCAATTTTTCAATGTTTAAGTGAAAATTATGAAAATCAAGATGCACCTAAACTAAACGTTGCATTTTTCGACATCGAGACTGATTTTGATCCGGAAAGAGGATTTGCTCCAACAAACGATCCGTTTATGCCAATCACTGCCATTACTGTGCATTTGCAATGGTTGGACACTCTAGTAACACTTGCACTGCCTCCTAAAACACTCACAATAGAGCAAGCGCAAGAAGAAGTCAAAGAGTGGGGCAACCTTTGTATTTTATTTAAAAACGAAGGCGATATGCTACAAACCTTCCTTGACTTGATCGAAGACGCTGATATTATAAGTGGTTGGAACAGCGAAGGTTATGATATTCCATACACAGTAAACCGTGTAAGTCGTATACTGAGCAAGGATGATACTAGACGCTTTTGTTTGTGGGGGCAGCTACCTCGTAAACGTGAATACGAAAAGTTTGGTAAAACAGCAGAAACGTTTGACACTGTTGGACGTGTGCATATGGACTATCTTGAACTGTATCGCAAATACACATACGAAGAACGACACAGCTATAGACTTGATGCAATTGGCGAAATGGAAGTAGGCGAAAACAAAACTGTTTACGAAGGAACGCTTGATCAACTTTATAACAACGATTTTCGTAAGTTTATCGAATACAACCGGCAGGACGTTGCACTACTTGATAAGATTGATAAGAAACTGAGATTCTTGGATCTTGCTAACGAGATTGCTCACGACAACACTGTGTTGCTACAAACAACAATGGGTGCGGTTGCTGTTACTGAACAAGCAATTATTAACGAATCCCATCGCAGAGGGATGCAAGTACCTAACAGACGTGACCATGGCGGTGATACACAAGCTGCGGGTGCTTACGTTGCGTTTCCTAAAAAAGGTGTACACAAATGGGTCGGGTCAATGGACTTGAACAGCTTGTACCCAAGTGTGATTCGTGCAATGAACATGGCTCCAGAAACAATCATTGGACAAATTCGACTAGATATTTCTGATGCTCGCATCCACGAAGATACCACTCTAAAGAAAATGTCGTTTGCAAGCAGTTGGGAAGGTAGATTTGGAGCAGAAGAATACGAAGCTATCATGGAACAACGCAGAGATATCATGCTAACACTGGACTTGGAAAGTGGCGAGAGTCATGTGCTAAGTGCAGCAGAAGTATACAAGCTGATATTTGACAGCAACCAGCCGTGGATGATCAGTGCAAACGGTACTGTGTTTACATATGAAAAAGAAGGAATTGTTCCTGGCTTGCTAAAACGTTGGTACAGCGAACGTAAAGAACTACAAGCAAAGAAAAAGAAATCAATTGAAGCCGGAAACGAAACAGAAATTGCGTTCTGGGATAAACGTCAATTGGTTAAGAAGATTAACCTCAATAGTTTGTACGGTGCTATTCTTAACCCAGGTTGCAGATTTTTCGATAAGCGTATCGGGCAAAGTACTACACTAACCGGTAGACAAATTGCCAAACACATGGCAGCCAAGGTAAACGAAATTATCACCGGATCATATGATCACGTAGGCAAAAGTATTATCTACGGTGATACAGACTCTGTTTATTTCAGTGCATATCCTGTGCTCAAAGACGACATTCAGTCAGGACGTATTCCGTGGACAAAAGAAAGTGTTACTACACTTTATGATCAGATATGCGATGAAGCAAACCTAAGTTTTAGCGACTTTATGGGACGAGCGTTTCATTGTCCAAAAAGCAGAGCAGAAGTTATTGCAGCGGGTAGAGAAGTAGTTGCAGATACTGGACTGTTTATTACTAAAAAACGTTATGCAGTTAGAGTGTACGATCTAGAAGGTGAACGTAAAGACACTGGCGGCAAAAAAGGTAAAGTTAAAGCAATGGGTCTTGATCTTAAAAGATCTGATACTCCAGTGTTTATGCAAGACTTTTTGAAAACATTGCTTGACATGGTACTGGATCTTGCTGATGAAAAACAGCTATTGGATAGTATTACACAGTTTAGAAGAGAATTCAAAGAGCGCCCGGGATACGAAAAAGGATCTCCTAAACGTGCAAACAAAATTGCGTTTTATCAACGTGAAGAAGAAAAAAAGGGTAAAGCAAACATGCCCGGACACGTTAGAGCAAGCATCAATTGGAATACGCTAAAGCGCATGAACGGCGACAAGTATTCGTTGGAGATTGTAGACGGTATGAAAGTTATTGTTTGTAAACTAAAACAAAATCCGTTAAATTACACCAGCGTTGCATATCCCACAGACGAGCTAAGATTGCCGGACTGGTTTAAAGAACTTCCGTTCGATTCGGAGGCAATGGAAGAAGTTATTATTGATAACAAGTTGGATAACTTAATCGGTGCGTTGGATTATGACTTAGAAAGTACAAAACAAAACACTACATTTAACAGCTTGTTTGATTGGAGTTAATATGCGTGTATTATTAATATTGACTTTGTTGTCTGGTTGTGCTAACCTTCAAGATAACACAACTGTAGGATACAAAGCAGTTATAGGTAGCTTTTTTGCTATAATGGTTATAGGTATGAAAGGTATAGGTATATGAAAGTAGGTATAACTTTTAGTGCGTTTGATCTGTTACATGCTGGACATATCGGTATGTTACGTGAAGCCAAAGCAAACTGTGATTATTTAATTGTAGGATTACAAACAGATCCCACGTTAGATCGTCCCACAGAAAAGAATAAACCAGTACAAACACTAGTAGAACGATATGCACAACTTAATGCTTTAAAATTTGTCGACGAGATTGTTCCTTATCAGACCGAAGAAGATGTTATTGATATACTCGAATTGTTTCAAATAGATGTAAGATTTTTAGGTGAAGAATATCGCGAAAAAGAATTTACAGGCAAAGATGTGTGTCGCAAGCGTGGAATAGAATTACACTTCAACAAGCGTGACCACAGATTTAGTACAAGTGGGTTACGTAAACGAGTTGCAGCCGCAGAGAAACCAAATGACTGATATGTCAGAGCAGATTCAATGGTTGCAAGAACAAATATGGGCATTGCAAAGTGAAATGGAACAACTCCAAATGGAGAACACTCTTTTACGAAATGATCTAAATACATTGAAAACAGAGGGCTGTTGGCGCTTTGTTGAAGATAAAAACCATAAGCATAGAGGTGTGGATGAATAAATTTATTTTTGACGTAGATGGAACGTTAACTCCGAGCAGACAAAGCATAGATACAAAATTTGCTGAATTTTTCTTGCACTTTTGCAGAGACAATGAAGTGTATCTTGTTACTGGTAGTGACTATGTTAAAACAGTAGAACAGCTCGGACAAGAAATTGTTGAAAGTGTTAATGCAGTATACAACTGTAGCGGCAATGATGTTTGGAGTCGTGGCCAAAACATTCACCGAAAAAACTGGAAGTTGCCAGACGAATGTAAAACACTACTACAAAGTTGGTTACAAGTCAGCAGTTTTCCACTGCGCACAGGTAATCATTTGGAAGAACGTCCGGGTACTGTAAACTTTAGTATTGTAGGACGCAACGCTACACTAGGCGAGCGTAAAATGTATGTAGAGCATGATTTACAACATCGCGAGCGTGAAAGTATTGCACTGCAATTTAACATGATGTACGGCGATAATATTATGGCTAAAATTGGTGGCGATACAGGCATCGACATTTATCCAGTTGGTTGGGACAAATCACAAATAATCAATGACTTTAGCTTAAAAGAAGATAGACTTTACTTCTTTGGCGATAAAACCATGCCAGGTGGCAATGACGAACCACTTGCTAAATTAGTTAAACACACCTATCAAGTAAAAGGGTGGCGTGACACTTGGGAGAGGCTATGCTACTTTCAGGAGGCAAAAATATCAGCATGAGTAATACAGTAACACTTAAGGAACTTCTTGATGTTGTTAGTCGTTTAGGAGTAGAATATCATGTAGCATACACCGACGATCATATAGCTACAATAAATTTTTGGTGTAGTGATACAAAAAAATCTGTTGACAATCAAGGCACTAGCAGTTAAAATTAAAGTAATAATCGGAGATATACATGAAAGACATTTTACAAGACATCGTAGGCCATACACATTTGTTAGGCTTTATTACTACACTTAAAGTTACAGCAGAAGATACCACTACAATCGAATCAATGGCTGATGACAGAAGCGTCATTATGACAGCAACTACACACAAGCCAGTTGGCGAATTTATTGGCATATTCGGTATGCCAGACTTGAACAAACTTGCATACCATTTAAAAAATCCAGAATATCGCGAAAATGCTACTATTGAAGTTGTTCAAGCAGAACGCAATGGCGAAACAATTCCGACTCACATTCACTTTGAAAACAAAGCCGGTGACTTCCAAAATGACTATCGCTTTATGAATAAAGCAATCATTGAAGAAAAACTTAAAAGTGTGAAGTTCAAAGGTTCATCGTGGGATGTTAATGTTAATCCTAGCATGGCATCTATTGCACGTATGAAACTGATGGCAGGCGCACACAGCGAAGAAACGGTATTCCAAGTCAAAACTGAAGATGGAAATCTTAACTTTTACTTCGGTGATCTAAATACACACGCTGGTTCGTTTACGTTTGAGCATACAATTTCTGGTAAACTAACACATACATGGGCGTGGCCAGTTTCGCAAACTATTGCTATTTTAAGTCTTGACGGTGACAAGACCATGAGCATTACAGATCAAGGTGCTATGAAAATTTCAGTAGACAGCGGAATGGCAAAATACGATTATATACTCCCGGCTCAGCAAAAGTAAGGAGTTGTGCATGGAAGATTTTGATATTACAGAATTTGCAAAAATGTTTGACGCAGCACTTGCGTCAGACAACCCAACAGTAAAAAAAGCACTGCGTAACTTTATGATAGTGGCTGCTATCGTTCATGCACAAGAACTAAACGAAGATGAACGACTAATGGGTCCATTTGAGGCATTGCTTAAAAAAGTACAATCTCTTGAAAGCATGGTGCGAGAATTACAAAACAATCGTACATACAAAGATAACTACAAGGATTACTACAACAATCATACTTGGGTTACTCAGCCTTATACAACAAACACTACTAGTGTCACTTCCAGTGACGCTAAAACTTGGAAAATTATGTACAACGGCCAAACAGTCAAATCTCATGAGATCTACGAGTTATTGAAAGATTTAAAAACTAAATGAAAACAAACCTAACAGAAACACAAAACGACTACGCTGTATTCTTGCCTAGCATCAGCGGTTTTTATGCTACATTCATAGGCAAACAACGCTACGGAGAATATGTAGATCCGTCTCGTGTTCCTGCAGGTATCGGTGAAGTTGAAGCACTTAATTTCTTAAATCCAAGCAAAGGAGCGTTCCACTATAAGTGGGCGCTCTATTCTGCGGGTCATGCCGAACTCGACACTGCTAAGTTCAGTGAAAAAGAAGACATGCTACGTAACCGTGACAGAGATAATTCATGGCTGTTAGGAGACTCGGGTGGGTTCCAGATTGCAAAAGGATTGTGGGAAGGCGATTGGACAGATCCGAACTGTCCACGAGCACAAAAAAAGCGTGAACTGGTTGTAAACTGGATGGAAGAATACATGGACTACGGCATGATGCTTGATATTCCAACGTGGACATTCCAAGATCCTAAAGCAGCAAAAGCAGCAAATATTCGCAGTTATCAAGATGCAGTTGATGCAACTCATATTAACGCAAGGTATTACATGGCCAATCGCCGTGGCAACTTTAAAGTGTTAAACGTATTGCAAGGTAGTAACCATGCGGATGCTGATCATTGGTATAACGAATTTAAAGATTATTGTGATCCTAAAAAATATCCAGACACACATTTTAACGGGTGGGCTATGGGTGGCCAAAACATGTGTGATGTGCATTTAATTATAAAACGTATCGTTACTATGATACATGATGGATTGCTTGAGACCGGAGTTCATGACGTTATGCACTTCTTAGGAACCAGCAAATTAGAATGGGCTGTATTGCTCACTGATATTCAACGTGCTGTTAGAAAATATCACAATCCTAATTTTATGATTACATACGATTGTGCATCGCCGTTTTTAGCAACAGCCAATGGCCAAGTTTATCATAGCATACGTGTCGAAGATCGTGG